GTCTGGAGCGACAGACCAAACCGAATGTAATGTTCATTTTTCTGCAGCATCGGAACTTTAATTATGTATAAATTACAAAACGGATTTGCCAATCAACAAAATTTAATTCGTATATTTGATAACGCAAACATTCCATTGGACGAGTTCAACACAGACTACGCAGAGTTTAAGAAGGCAGTTGCGGAAGGCGCAGAACTACAAGACGCAGATGGTAATGTGATGTCACCTGAAGCTGCTCAACAATTTATAAGGACGTTGCCTTGAACGCAATGTGGCAGATGTGGCAGCAGAGGTATCCTAAAGAACTTTGTAGCACCATAATAGAACAAGCAAAAGAGATAGAACCGCAGGATGCAGTAATAGGGTTCCAAGGCTCTAATGTAGACACCAAGATTCGTAGAAGTAAGGTTAGATGGATCAATAGAGACAATAAAGACCTTGGCTGGCTGTACCATGAACTAACTAATCTGTTTCATGTTGCTAATCATAATGCCTTTGGATCTGAGTTGTGGCACTTAAATGAGATTCAGTTTACAGAGTACAACGAAGAAGACCAAGGTTATTATAATTGGCACAATGATGTAAATTGGGATGATGGTAGACAAGTACACAGAAAGTTATCTCTGGTGTGCCAACTGTCTAGCCCAGAAGAGTATGAAGGCGGTGAGTTTGAGATGCAGCCGTTACATCTCGGTAGCCCCAAACAAGAGCACCTAAGAACACAAGGAACTGTTTTAGTGTTTCCCTCCTTTGTGGTTCATAAGGTAAACCCCGTAACCAAAGGGACCAGACATTCTCTGGTGGCCTGGATGGAAGGACCTAAGTGGAGATAGTGATGTCAACAGCAGACCAAGTTAAAGGACAACTTGATACCCATGAAGCAGTGTGCGCTGAACGCTATGCAGGCATCAACGCTAGGCTAAAGAGATTAGAACAGATCCTGCTTGGGACTACTGGTTTCATCGTAATTCTATTACTCAGCTTAGTTCTTAAAGTAGGTTAAGATGAGCAGAAAAGTATCGGCTGTTACAACTAAAACCACCACTACCAAGGACACTATTCTTACGGTACCTACCAAGAATACTGGTCTTTGGCAGGTCATGTATGTAATTAGCCTGACCGGCAATGACACACCAAAGGTCTATTGGTATGATGCTTCTACCAATACTGAATACTTTATTGTTGGTGGTAAGAACTTAGGTGCTGGTGAGTACATCCTGTTAAGCAATGCCGAGGTAGTTATGCAGGCTGGTGATCAGATTCGTGTGCAGAACTCTAGCACCAATACCGTAACCTATATAGCAACAGTAGAGTTTGTCCCTGAAACCGCAGTCCAATTCCAATTCTAAGGAGAATAGTATGCCAATGGTCGGAAAGAAGAAGTTCCCATATACCGCTAAGGGTAAAAAAGCCGCCGAGTCCTATGCTAAGAAAGAAGGCTACAAGTCTGCCAAAGGCATGAAGATGCATGAGAGCAAAGAGTCTAAGGCTATGGAAGCAAAAGAGAAAAAAGCAAAGAGGATGAAATAATGCCACTCAAAAAAGGTTACTCACAAAAGACCGTCTCTGAGAATATTCGTAAAGAGATGAAGGCAGGTAAGCCACAGAAGCAGGCAATTGCGATTGCTCTGTCTACTGCCCGTAAAGCAAAGGCAAAGGCTAAGAAATGAAACCAGGACTCTATGCCAATATCAATGCAAAACGTAAACGGATAGCTGCTGGAAGTGGTGAGAAGATGCGTAAGGTCGGCTCCAAAGGTGCTCCTACAGCTAAGGCGTTCAAACAAGCTAAGAAGACTGCGAAGAAATAATGGTAAAAAAAGTATATCAGAACCCAGAAGGTGGCTTAAACGCCAAAGGCAGGGCATACTTTAAGAACAAGGAAGGCGCTAACCTGAAGCCTCCAGTGTCGTCTAAAGAGGCTGCTAAGTCTCCTAAGAAGGCTGCCCGTAGGAAGTCTTTCTGTGCCCGTATGGGCGGTGTTCCTGGCCCTATGCAGGACTCTAAAGGCAGACCAACAAGGAAGGCTTTAGCACTAAGAAAGTGGGACTGTTAAATGGCTAGAAAATCTTACTTACAAATTGTTAACGATGTGCTGGTCCGCTTGCGTGAGCCAGAGGTCACATCAGTTAATGACACTGCTTACTCAAAGTTAATTGGCAGGTATGTCCAAGATGCACAGAGACAAGTAGAGGATGCTTACAACTGGAATGCTCTAACTAATACCCTAACCATGAACACTGTTGCTAACCTGTTCAATGGTGTGTTGGTGGGTGCCGGTACTCGATTCAGGGTCTTGACAGTCATTAATGACACAAGTGACTGGTTCTTGGAATACAAAGGAGGCAAAGACATGGATAACTTGTTTCTTAATCAGTCTCCTATATTAGGCTCTCCTCAGTACTACAACTTTAACGGCGTTGATCCTGCTGGCGATACCCAGGTAGATTTATATCCTATTCCAGACGGTGTTTATACTGTCCGCTTTAATATCATACAGCCTCAAGATCCTCTACAGTATGACATAGATGAAATCTTAGTTCCTTCTGAGCCTGTAATCTTTCTGGCTTATTCTAAGGCACTTGCAGAGCGTGGAGAAGACGGTGGTATGTCTACTTCAGAGGCTTTTGCGTTATACAGGGCCTCTTTGTCAGACCACATAGCCACTGAAAGTACCCGTTATCCTGACGAATTTAACTGGACTAATGCCTGATGGCACAACGACAACAAGCAGCTTCTATTGCAGCACCAGGATTCTTTGGACTAAATCTCCAAGAGTCCAGCATATCCCTATCTAGTGGATTTGCACTAGAGGCTTATAACTGCATCATTGATAGATACGGTAGGATCGGTTCCCGTAGGGGCTGGGTTCCTGTCAATGCTTCTAATGGTGACTTAGGCTCTAACAATGTAGAGTTCATGTTTGAGGTTGTAGACGCTTCCTCTACTACTTTGCTTAGTGCAGGCAACAATAAACTGTTTACTGGTACTACTACCTTAACTAATAAGACTGTTAGGACGCAGGCCAATACTGGTGATGTTGCTTATACTATCACTGCTAACCATTGGCAAGCTGCTGCTTTGCCTTACGGTGACGGCGTTGACGCTATCCCCCACGCCTACTTAGTCCAGTCTGGTCATCCTGTCCTTATTTATCATCCTTTACCAACCCCCGGAACAGGCGCTACATTCTCTGTAACTACAGTAAGCAGCGGCGCTATTACCGCTGTCTCTGTTACCGCTGCTGGTTCTGGTTACAATATTGGTGATGTGCTGACTATGGCTGGCGGTTCTGGCTCTGGTGCTAAGTTGACTGTGGCTACCCTAAGCGGTACAGGCGTGGCTACCGTGACTATCTCAACTGCTGGTACCGGCTACACGGCAGGCAACTCCCTTACTAGCACAGTAACTACCATTGCTAATCCACATTCGCACTCTGGTTCCTTTGGGTTCCAACAGTTAGGCGATATTGGGACAATGCCTCCAGGCTACTCAACCTCTGACTTTAAACCTAACTGTGCCTTAGCTGCCTATGGTCGCATATGGATGGCAGACATTGTTGGTGACAGACAGACTGTATATTTTAGCAGGCTATTAGACGGATCTGACTTCTCTGGCGGTGACTCAGGCTCTCTGTCAATCAACTCTGTGTTTCCTAATAACGACCAGATTGTTGGCCTAGCAGCGCACAATGGCTTCTTAATCATCTTTGGTCGTAACAACATTGCTATCTATAGCAACCCTATAGACGTTACTTCTTTAGCCTTGGCAGACTATATCCCTAATGTGGGCTGTATTGCTAGGGATTCTATCCAGAATACTGGTACAGACATCATATTCTTGTCTGACTCTGGGGTTCGTAGCCTTCAGCGGGTTATCCAAGAGAAGTCTCTGCCTATGCGGGACATATCCAAGAATGTACGGGATGACCTAATCAGTAATGTGGACTCTGAGACAGCAATCCAGATTAAGTCAATCTACTATGACAGAGACGCTTTCTACCTCCTAGCCCTGCCTACCACCAAATGGGTGTACTGTTTTGACATGAGGACACCTCTGCAGGACGGGTCGGCTAGGTCTACTATCTGGACAAATATAGATCCTCATGCTTTCTGTGTAACCGCAGCCAAGGAGTTATTAATAGGTAAGGCTGGGTATGTTGGTAAGTACTTTGGACACCTAGACAATACAGCTACCTATCGGTTCCAGTACTACACTAACTACTTTGACTTTGAAAGCCCTACACAGGAAAAGATCCTAAAGCAAATAGGAATGGTTCTCATTGGCGGTTCTAACCAGAACATCGCCATCAAATGGGGCTTTGATTACAATGAAAATTACTCTGCAGTTACGAAAAAGCTTGACACGGCGGTTGCTTACGAGTATAATATAGGGGAGTACAATATTGCTGAGTACTCAGACGGTATTGTACTGGACAAGTTTAAGTCCCATGTAGGCGGTAAGGGGCCAATTATGCAGGTAGGATTAGAGGCTGAGATTAATGGCAACCCTTTGTCGATTCAGCGGATTGACATCTACATTAAACAAGGAAAAATAGTATGAGTAACTATATCAAGGCTACAAACTTTACTGCTAAGGATGGTCTTCCTAGTGGTAACTCAGGTAAGATTATTAAAGGTACTGAGATTGATGTTGAGTTAACGGCTATTGCCTCTGCTGTGGCTTCTAAGGCAGATACGGCTAGTCCTACATTCTCAGGAACACCTGCTGGACCGACGGCAGCAGCTTCTACAAATACAACGCAATTGGCTACTACGGCCTTTGTGCAGAACGTCATTACTGCTTCTCTGCCAACTGGCCTTATTATGCTTTGGTCTGGCTCTCAAGCAACTATCCCTACTGGCTGGGCGCTTTGCGACGGAAGTAACTCAACACCTGACCTTCGTGGTCGGTTTGTTATCGGTGCCGGTTCTATTGCAGCAACTGCTACAGGCACTGCTGGCGCATCCGTAACTGGTTCCATTGCTGGTACAACATTAACTGTATCTGGTGTAACTCACGGAACTGTTGCTGTAAACGATGTTGTAAGTCACGCTTCGTTGCTTAATACTACCACCATCACTGGCCTTGGTACTGGTACTGGAAGCACAGGAACCTACACACTAACCTACACAGGATCTACTTCTTCGTTTACTGGTTCTATCTCCGGCACTACACTGACTGTCACTGCTGTTGCCTCTGGCACTATTGTTACAGGGCAGGTACTAACAGGTGGTTCTGTAACAGCAAACACTACAATTGTTAGTCAGCTTACTGGTGCTGCTGGTAGTACTGGTACTTATGTGGTAAACACCAGTCAGACTCTGGCTTCTACAAGCCTAACTGGTACGTTCACCTTAGCAAGCACAACATTAACTATTAACTCTACAATCCTGAGAGTTTCGTCTGTTGCTTCTGGAACGCTTGCTGTCGGTCAGTTCTTAACTGGTACCGGCATTGACTTTGGCATCAGCATCACTGCACTTGGAACAGGCACAGGCGGGGCAGGGACGTATACTCTCAGTTCTGGAGATGCGTTTACAAGTACTACCATATCAGCCTCTGCTGGAACAGTTACTGTAGGCGCTTCTGGTGGCTCTAAAGATGCTACGCTTGTCAGCCACACACACTCAGCCACAGCAGTCAGCGATACCGTTGCAGCACACACTCACAGTGTGCCAACAAACTCTGTTACTGGTCCTGGTAACAACGGCGGTGGTCGATTTGTTAACGGAGACAACGGAGGTGGTAACGTTAATACTACTTCTGGTGGAGCACACTCACACACTGTATCGGTATCTGTTTCTTCAGCAGGTTCTTCAGGCAACAACGCTAACCTGCCACCGTACTATGCCCTTTGCTACATTATGAAGACATGATTACACACCACTTTTCAGATAACTTGTATGCTAAGGAAACACAGTTTCCAAAAGGAACACAGATCATTCAACATAAGCATAAGTATGACCATCTGTCAATACTTGCTAAAGGAAAAGTAAAAGTTGTAGTAGATGATGAAGTTTTTGATATTGAAGCACCACATTGTTTTAATATCAAAGCCAATAAACATCATGGTGTCCTAGCATTAGAGGATTGTGTTTGGTACTGTATTCATGCTACGGATGAAACAGACATTGATAAAATTGATGACGTATTAATTAAGGAGTAATACTATGCCTTTTATAGCGGCAGCGGCGGCAATCGGTGGTAGTTTAATAAGTTCTAGGGCTTCAAAAAAAGCCGCTGAAAGTCAAGCAGCAGCATCACAATATGCGGCTGACTCTCAATTAGAAGCTGCACGGTTAGCAGCAGAAGAGGCTCGATTTAGGCCTGTTGGGATTACTACTAGATTTGGAAAGTCACAGTTTGAGTTTGGCCCAGAGGGGCGGCTTAGTGGCGCTAGTTATGGTGCATCCCCTGAAGTACAGGCATTGCAAGAGAGACTATCTGCTCTTTACGGAGACAGTCTAGGACTTGCAGAACGCTCTGTAGCGCCTGCTGAGACACTGTTTGGTCTAGGTCAGCAGTATCTTGCACAGACACCAGAGCAGGCTCGGCAGCAATACTTGCAAGAACAGTACGGAATGCTAGATCCTATCCGTCAACGTGAAGAGCAGAGATTAGCATCTTCTGTGTTTGGTCGTGGTCGTGCAGGCCTCAATATTGGCGATGTTGGTCAACCTGAGTTGGCTGCATTGGCTAATGCACGCCGTACACAAGACCTGCAATTGGCTGCACAGGCAGAACAGGCTGCTAGGGACCGTATTGCTTACGGCACTGGATTGTTTGGCGAAGCCGGTAGACTACAGACATCAGCGTTGGCACCGTTCCAGACTCAATTTGGTGTGTCTCAGTTGCTTGAACAGGCTGCATTACAACCCCTGGACATCGGTGCTCAGTTGGGTGGTAGAACAGCCACAGCAGGAGCACAGGCTGGTCAGTCGTTGTTACAAGGTGGTTTAGCGGCAGCACAGACAAGACTCGGTGGACAGCAACAGCGGATTGCTTCTAATCAGTTAGCAGGGCAGAACTTAATGGATCAGTTCTTTAAGAGCCTAAACTTTGGCGGTAAACAAGCACCTGCGCCACAGTCTACTGCTACTCCTGGGTTTAACCCAATGATGGGTGCCGGTAGTGGTGGCTTGCCTTCAGATTACAATGTAGACCCTTATGGCCCAGGTGGCTACCAAGGCTTTGAAGACATGAGTGGCGGTTACAGCCCTTACTAAAGGAAATATAATGGCAGAGCAAACATTATTTGGTTCTTACAACCCTGAACTAATTAAGCAGGCTATAGAGGCTGAGAGAGAAAGTAATCTATTAGCACAGGCTAAACTAACTCCGCAACAGGTTTCAATGCTTGGCGCTGCTAGATCAGGCCAGCAGTTAGGTGGTGCCTTAGGTGGCGTTGTTAATACTCTATTCGGCCTGCCTTCTGTGCAAGACCCAAGGCTACAGCAGGCTCAGTTGGGCCAGCAAGCCTATCAAGAAGCCTTACAAGCCTCAGACGGTGATGCCTCTTCACCAGAGTTCTTTAAGAGGTTGTCTTCTTCGGCGGCTAAGTTAGGTGTAACTACCTTGGCTCAACAGGCGGCTCAACAGGCTGCTAAGTTGGAGTCTGAAGCATCACTAACAGCCGGTAGAAAGGCACAAACTCAAGAGATTGGAGCAAGGATTAAAAAAGCAGAGCTTAGTGCGGCACAAGAAGAGAAGTTAAGAACAGAATTAGCTGCTTTGGGCCCTGCTGCAACAGAAAGAGATATTATTAATGTTGTAACAAAGTATGGGTCTCCAGACAAGATTTTACAAGTTCTACAAAACGCTGAGAATGTTCGTCTTCAGAAGGCACAAACAGCTGCACTAAGGGCGCAAAAAGCATCGATGTTGCCTGCTGGTTTGCAGAAAGATGAATTAAAAGATTTAGAAACAATTGACAGTTTTACTGCACAATCAGAAGCATTAAAACCATCAATATTAAACCTTACTCCAGATTCCAAAGGCGCTCGAAAACTAGAGTTAGGGCCACTAAAGAACTCAAAATATGCTGCTCAGAATTTATCTGGTAATTCAACTGAAGAAAGCCGTGCATACGAGGCTCTTAAATCTGCTGTCGATACCGCAGTAAACTTACAGGTTAGTGCTGAAAAGGGTGTCCAAACAGATAAAGACGTTCTCCGTTTTGCTAACGCCTTAATTGCCGCCTTTGGACGAAATGATACACAGGCAACTCTAGAGGCTCTTAAGCGGTATAACGAAGCTGTTGAAAAAGCAAAAGGCCGTGTTCAAACAAGAATAGATTCTCGGCGTAAATCACAAGGTGTTGAAAGTTACTTTGGAACTTCTGGTAGCCCTCTTGGTTCTATGGAAAATCCAATTATCTTAAAATAGGAATAAAAATGCCTGTATATCAATACGAAGGTAAGTACTATAGTTTGCCTGATGGTTTATCTAATGAGCAGGCCATAGCAAAAATTCAAGGTAGTTTAGGAGTTTCTGCTCCTGAACAGCCAGCACAGACGGCACAACCAGCTAAAGAAGAGCCAAAACGGTCAATAGGTCAGGAAATATTTAGGCAACTAGGGCTGACTGCTAGGGCAGGTTATGAGGCCTTTACAGCCCCGGCTACGGCTGTTTTGGAGGCTGGTAGAGGTGCTTACAATTTAGCGTCTGAGGCTGTCGGATCTCAAAGTCGTTTGCCTTCGTTTTATCAAGAGCAAGCAAAGGGATTGACAGCAGTAGGTCTGCCAGAGCCAGAGACTGGTGTTGAAAGAGCAGTACAGGCAGGTACTCAAGCAATGGCTGGAACAGCGGCTACTGCAAAAATGCTTCCAAATATCCCAGCTATGGCTGCGGACCTACAGAGACAAGTTCCTGCTGCCGGTGTTGCTGGATTAACAGCACAGCCTGCTGCTGAGGCTGTTAAAGAAGTAACCGGCAGTGACTTAGCGGCTACCATCGCTGGAGTTGGTGTCGGTGCTCTTTCTGCTTCTGGTGTTGGAAAAACAATATCTGCTATTGAGCAAAGAAAGATACCTCTATATACGGCTCAACAAGTAAAGCAACGTGCATCTAATGCATATAATGAAGTTGACCAAGCAGGAATAACTTTAAAAGATGCTAGTGTTAAAAAGATGGTTGGTGATATTAGGTCTGACCTAGATGACGCTAGAATGGTTCCTGGCACAGATCAAGCAAACCAAATCAATTCTCGTTTAGCGCAGATTGATTCTATTATTGAACAGAATCCTCAAATGTCTTTTTCTACATTAGACAAAGTAAGAGGAATCATAGGAGATTTAAAGACAAGTAGAGATCCTGATATTAGAAGGCTTGGCGGTGTAGCTGCAACCAGAGTAGACGACTTTATAACAGGGCTTACCACAAAAGATATTGTTGCAGGAAAAGGCGGCATTGATGAAGCTGTAAAAACCATTGTAGGCGCTAGAAAAGACTGGCGTAATGCTAGTCGTGCCCAAGTATTAGACGATGCTCTTAATGTTGCTGAAGCAAAATCGTTAGATCCAAAGGCATCAGATAGTGAACTGATTCGACGTGGTTTTATTAACATTGCTGCAAGCAAAGAGAAAATGAAATTGTTCAATAAAGAAGAGCAAAACATTATCAAATCTGTGGCTAAGGGGGGCGCATTAGATCCGCTTCTTACATTTGCAGCACAGTTTAGTCCATTAAGGTCTAAATTAGCAGCGGCTGGCGGTGCTTATACTTTCTCACAAAGTCCTGTCATTGCAACCACAGCGGCTGGAACTGGTTTATTAGCAGACTATACACAATCTGTCTTACGGCGCAGGGCAGCACAACAGGCTATAAATCGGATAGCATCTGGACAAACAGCCCCAGACCCACAAAGTCTTGCTTATCGTGGAGTACTCTCGTCTGCCTTAAACCCACCGTTGGAATAGTATGAGCGAACCAGTCACTCAAGTTGCCAAGGCTGCTGTCGCTGGCATCAAAGAGGCTTTGGCTGTTGGTAAGGAACTGGAGTCAGTCACTAAGGACATCCAAGAACTTGGCAAGTCTGAGGTGCAGGCCAGAGCCGCCTTCCGCAAGAAGCAGTTAAACAGGCCCAAAGATACCTCCGTCTTTTCTGCCGTTGAAGAATGGCGTGGAGTCTATGAAATTAAGAAGATAGAAGAAGAACTCAAAAGAGACATCATCGAGAAGCACGGCCCTGCTGCTTGGGCTGAGATAGAAGTCATTAAAGAGCGCATACTAAAAGATAATAAGAACCTGACTGACGAGTACGGCAGAGACTTACACAAACTGGCAATGCTCAAGTGGTACTGTTTTAGTGCTGCTTTGTTGATTGTTAGTTTTGCCTATGTAGTCGGTTATAAACCCTAAGGAACCCTATGCTATCACTAATATCCTCCGCTATTGGCTTTTTTGCCTCTGGACTGCCACAAGTCCTGAACTTCTTCCAAGACAGGGCAGATAAAGCACAAGAACTTAAACTAGCCCAGATGCAGACTGAGCGTGAACTAGCACTGGCTGAGAGGGGCTTTATAGCCCAGCAGAAGGTCGAAGAGATCAGGACTGACCAGATTGCCCTCCAGACCGATGCAGAGCGCCAGGGAGCCGCTTTAGAGCACGACAAGGCTATTATGGCTCGTGCGTCATCGTGGGTTGTTAATCTCAATGGCATCGTAAGGCCAGCAGTGACCTTTATCTTTGTGCTCGAACTGGTCTTAATCAATATGGGGCTTACCTACTTCCTATTGCAGGGAGGCCTCGGCAGTATGTCTGTAGAGCAGTTTATCGCAGCTACGGATGTTATCTTCTCTGAAGATGAAATGGCTTTGCTGTCAGGAATCATTGCTTTCTGGTTTGGTTCTCGTCAGTGGGGCAAGAAGTGAATGTATCAAAAGAGTGTATAGAGGGCATCAAGAAGGATGAAGGAATACGATTTCGTCCCTATCGCTGTCCTGCTTTACTGTGGACTGTTGGTGTTGGTCATGTTATTGACCCTAATCATATAAAGGTGAAACTAGATGAACGTAAAGGACTTGCAATCCCTGATGGGTGGGATCGAACTCTCACAATGGCAGAAGTCGATGGAATCTTGGCAGCAGACTTGGCTATCTTTGAACGAGGCGTGCTTAGACTATGCCCTCAAGGACTTACCCAAGGCCGCTTTGACGCATTGGTCAGCTTTAGCTTCAACGTTGGCCTCGGCAACCTCCAAAGAAGTACAATAAGAATGAAGCATAACCGTGGCGACTTCGATGGCGCTGCGGAGGCTTTCATGGCTTGGACCAAGGCAGGGGGCAAAGAACTCCCTGGCCTTGTTAAACGCCGTAAACATGAGAAAGCAATGTATCTAGGATAAAAAAAGAGCCTCTTGAGGAGGCCCTGTTAAGTCCTACACCCTAGACTAC